CCATCCACTATGGACAGAGACTATATCTGGACGGGCAAGCTCACTCCTTTTGCTCACCAAAAAGAAACGTCTGCTTTCTTTACCCTTCACCCCAAATCTTTTTGTTTCAACGAACAGGGCACAGGTAAAACAGCCAGTGTTATATGGGCGGCTGACTATTTAATGAAACGTGGAGACATTAAGCGCGTTCTTATTCTATGCCCTTTGTCGATTATGAAATCAGCATGGCAACAGGATTTGTTTAAATTTGCGATGCACCGCACTTGTTCGATTGCTTACGGGGATGCTAAAGCCCGTACTAAAATAATTAACGCAGGTGCAGAATTTGTAATCATTAACTATGACGGGGTGGGTATCGTAAAAGATGTAATTATGAATGCAGGATTTGACATGATTGTTGTTGATGAAGCCAGTGCCTATAAAAATGCGCAGACTGCCCGCTGGAAAATCCTCAAAAAAGTAACTGAAAATATTTCCTGGGTATGGATGCTAACAGGTACTCCAGCAGCCCAATCTCCGGTGGATGCTTACGGAATGGCTAAACTAATTAACCCTGAAGGCACCCCTAAATATTTCGGGCAGTTTCGTGACCAAGTGATGCTTAAAGTATCCAAATTCCGATGGGTGCCAAAGCCTAATGCAGTCCAAACGGTGCATAAAGTTTTGCAACCTGCTATCCGGTTTGAAAGAGATCAGTGCCTGGACTTGCCCCCTGTCACCACTGTCTATCGTGAAGCCCCACTTACCCCTCAACAACGTAAGTATTACAAAATGCTTAAAAAACAAATGATGTTAACTGCTGCCGGTGAATCGGTAACAGCGGTCAATGCGGCCACTAATTTAAATAAGCTGCTCCAAATTTCAGGAGGTGCAGTCTATACCGATAACAGGGAAGTAATTGAGTTTGATGTACATAACCGACTAAATGTTGTTTTGGAAGTGATAGCGGAATCTTCCCATAAAGTTCTGATTTTTATACCTTTTACCCATACCATTGAATTGCTTGATGAGTTCCTGAAGAAAAACAATATCAGTTGTGAGATCATCAATGGGCGAGTTCGTCCTAATCGACGCAGTGATATAGTTAAAAAATTTCAAGAAGAAAAAGAGCCTTACGTTTTGTTAATCCAACCGCAAGCGGCAGCACATGGCCTGACATTAACCGCTGCCAATACCGTGGTTTGGTACGCTCCTGTTACTAGCGTAGAGGTATATCTTCAAGCTAATGCCCGCATCAATCGACCAGGACAATATAACCCCATGACTGTGGTGCATATTCAGGGTAGTGAGGTGGAAAATAAGCTCTACTCCATGCTCCAAAATAAGATTCTAAACCACTCCAAAATCATTGACCTCTATCGTCAAGAAATAAGTTCTTGACATTGTAAAGACCAAGGAATATCATCTCTGCTCCTTTTTCTTTATTGAGAGAGTGCGATGAAAAAAATACCTGACAACATGGGTAAAGTAGTGAACGCGTATGTCAATCTGCGTACCCACATTCAAGAACTTGAACAAAAACATAAAGAAGCCCTGGAAGATTTACGTGAACAACTTGAAACGGTTCATGACGACCTCCTCGAATTTTGTACTAGAGAAAACATTGATTCAATCCGTACTCCCTTCGGCACACTTAGTCGGCGTGTTACTTCTTCTTTTTGGGTTACAGATTGGGAAGAAGTGTATAAGGTTATTGCCGAATACGATGCTCCTTTTTTACTAGAGAAAAGAATTCACAATACCAACATGACCGTTTTCCTCAAAGACAATCCTGATACTGTAATAGAGGGAATGCAATCCAGAAGTAAGTACCGCATTCAGGTAAGGAAGCCCACTAAGAAATGAATGTCATACGTACCAAGATTGCGGATGGTGATAAGCGTAGTTTTTACATCGACGGGGAGTGTGTGACTTCTTTGGATTTTGTAGTGCTGGGAGCAGCCCCTGTAGCCCGTGCCTATTGGGGTAAATATAAGGGACAACTTACATCCCTTTGTTGGTCACCCGATATTATACGTCCCCATCCCGATTCCCCTATCAAACAGGCAACACGCTGTATTGATTGTCCTCAAAACATTCAGGGATCAGGAGCGGCAAACACCAAGGCGTGTAAATTTTCACAAGTACTTGCAGTTTCTCCCCCTCCCTTCCATGAGCCCTTTCATTTCAAGGTCTATGGAATGTCCCTATTTATAAAAAGCGGAGAAGGAGAATTTAATTGGCGGGCTTACACCAAATACTTGGACGAGAATGGTGAACGCAGTGATTCGATTTTAACCCATGTTTTCTTTACTTCACGTCCAAGAGGGCAAGTGGTTTTCAAACCTGTACGATCTTTAACTGAAGATGAAAAAGAAGCAGTAAATAAGCTCCAAACCCATGAAAACACTGAACATATAATTACAAGTAAGCCACATGCAGCTTCTATAGGTTCCCGATTCGGGGTGGAAGATGGATTTATTTTTAACTTAAACTAAGCCGGAGAATATTATGGCAGAAAGCAATATCGCAGATACCCATTACATAATTAAGCATGTGAAAGCTTCATATCCAAGAATTAATCAAACTTATCGCTTTGATAAGAATGCAGGTAAAAAAGGCAAGAGCGTACCATGTGATCCGCTTGCTGACGGTGCCCGTTATGAACTCGATTTTATAATGGATAAAGATCAGGCAAAAGAACTCTACGGAGTTATGGCAGAAGCTTATTTAACTGCTCCTAAACGAGACAAGGAATGGCCTGAGAAGCTAGAGATGCCCTTTAAGCCCCAACAAGATGATGGTAAAAACACAGGAAACTTTATTGGGAAGGCTGTTATAAAAGGGGCGTACGACAATGAGCCAGTAGCAAAGCCGCCTGAATACGACAGTAAAAAAAATGCGCTTCCTGAAGATTTTTTACTTACTACAGGAAGTACAGTGAACATTGCGGTTAAACTTGTACCCTACAACATGGCTAACACAGGTGTATCCTTACGTCTCCTGGGAGTTCAAATCCTTCACTATATCCCTTATATAGCTCCTTCTCCCTTTGGAGAAGAGGAAGGTTTTTCCTACCAACCTCCCACGGCAGACGCACCAACTGGCATGGATATGTTTGGTACGGATATACGTCCTGCTCCTGTTGAGGAAACCCCTCAAGAAACCCCCGAAGACGATATGTTTGAGGAACCTGTTAAAAGGGCTCCCAAACAGGGCGCTGCTGCAACTCCATCCGGCAAGGCTAAACTTGCAAGCGTTATAGATGACTGGGCAGATGATAAGGCCAAGTAATGAGCTACGGTTACACCACTAGGTTGGTTCAAACTAACAAGGATGCAGATCGGAAGCTCTTGGGTGTGCGATTAGGACGAACGTGTATTAAGCGAAACGTCCCGGTCGTGCACTTGTCTCATACGTTGGGAGTCTCCAGGCAAACCATCTACAACTGGTTTTCTGGTACAAGTACTCCGCAAGCCCAGTATGTGCCGCAAATACAAGAACTTTTACACAGTCTTATAAAACAAGACAGCACAAGCACTGGCATCTACCTACTTCCTTAAACAGCAAATGCTGTTTTATTTACCGAGGGTTCTTGGGGGGTTAGTCTCCCTATTAATAACAAGATGGATGATTTTGATCTCATAACTACTGTGCAACCAGAGAAAGGTTGGTTTGCAATTTTGGGTATAAAGCATGAAAAAGATGTTAAGCAACGTCTTGTAGCTACTAGGAAAGAAGTAGATGCTCTTGCCGCAGAATTTGTTAAAGAAAAGCGCAACGTATTCTTTGGTGTGGCTAAGTACACTACCGGAAAAAATAGAACCCAAAATAATGTACGTGCATTAAAGTCTTTCTGGCTTGACATAGATTGCGGCCCTGCTAAAGCTGCCATCAATGAAAAAACAGATAAACCCTTCGGGTATATAGACCAATCTACGGGGGGTGCAGCACTTAAAGGCTTTTGTACTCTCGTTGGCTTACCCAAGCCTATCATCGTTAACTCAGGGCGTGGGCTTCACGTTTACTGGGCCTTAACTGAAGAAGTATCTCCTGAGCAATGGCAACCTGTCGCTGACCGCTTGCGTCAACTTTGTGTTATCCACGATCTCTATGTGGATGGCAGTGTCTTTGAAATAGCACGAGTGCTAAGAGTCCCAGGTACGTATAACTTTAAAGATGATCCCCCTACTAAAGTAGAAGTAATGTATAACGCTCCCTTAGTAGATTACGCTACTCTTTACTCTATTTTAGAGGTAACAGAAAAACAAATCCCCACCTCACCACACCACCCTACTGAAGTTAACAAAGCTTTTTTTAAAGACACCATATCCAAATTCAATAAAATTATGATACGCAGTGCAGAAGGAGATGGTTGTGCCCAACTTCTTGACTGCTATGAACAACGGGCCACCTTGGAAGAACCTCGCTGGTTTAATGCTCTCTCCATTGCTAAATTTTGTGTAGACAAAGAAGAAGCTATACACAAGTTATCCCGAGACCATGCCGAATATGACTACTATGATACTGAACTTAAAATCCAACACATCGTTGGCCCGCATACATGCAAACAATTTGACATAATAAACCCTGGTGGGTGTAAAGACTGCCCCCACCAAAATAAAATTACAAGCCCTATTCAGCTAGGACGAGAAATAGCACACGCTACAAAAGACGATAACATCATAATTTTCCCTACGCCTGAAGGGAAAAAAACTACCCATATAATTCCTGATTACCCTGCTCCTTTTTTTCGGGGAAAAAATGGGGGTATTTACTACATGCCCCTAAAAGACGAAGCAGAACCCATTCGTGTTTATGAGCACGATCTCTATGTACTTAAACGAATGCGTGACCCCATAGTAGGGGATGTAGTGGTTATGAAATTACATTTACCACGGGATGGAGTTAAAGAATTTGTATTGAGTAATGCTCAAATTATGGATAAGAACGAGTTGCGCAAACGACTTGCCAGTGAAGGAGTTATATGTGGACTTAAAAAATTCAATTTATTAGTGGAATACATCCACGCAGTAATAAAGGACTTACAGTATCAAAAGAGTGCAGAAAAAATGAGACAACAATTTGGGTGGGTGGATAACAACAGTAAGTTTATTATTGGAGACAGAGAAATTTCACGCGATGGTATTTACTACAGCCCTCCTTCTTCTATTACTGCGGCAATGGCTAATCATATGCAGCCTAAAGGCTCACTGGAAAAGTGGAAGGAAGTCTTTGCTCTTTATGGTAAACCCGGACTTGAACCCCACGCCTTTGCAGCCTTGACTGCCTTTGGTTCTCCCCTTTTAAAATTCCTGGGGCAAAACGGAGCAATCATTAACTTAATTCATCCTAGTTCTGGTACAGGTAAAACTACAGTGCTACATATGTGTAACAGCGTGATGGGTAATCCTGAAGGACTTTGTGCTAACTGGAGTGATACCTTAAATGCCAAACTTATGCGTCTTGGAATTTATAACAATATTGCTTTCCCTGTAGACGAGATGACTAACATTAAAGCCGATGAATTTTCTACCTTGGTTTACAGCATGTCACAAGGAAGGGGAAAAGATAGGCTTAAATCTCAAGGTAATGAGTTACGCATTAACCTTACTTCATGGCAAGCTATTTCCTTATGCAGTTCCAATGCTTCTTTTTATGAAAAAATGGCGGCTGCTAAAATAGCTCCAGATGGGGAGATGATGCGGTTATTGGAATACAAAATAGATTACACCCCCATCATATCTCCTGAAGTTGCTAAAGCCATGTTTGACCACCAGCTTAAAGAAAACTACGGCCACGCAGGCCCTATTTATATAGAGTGGTTGGTAAACAACTTAGAAGAGGCACAGGACGCTGCTCTGGATGTTCAGCGTAAAATAGATACAGAGCTTAAGCTTACTCAGAGAGAACGTTTTTGGTCAGCAGTTTTAGCTGCCAATATTACCGGAGGTTTGATTGCTGACAGACTAGGCTTATTGGATTGGGATTTAAAGCCCATCTATAAATGGGCAACTAACATGGTTACTGAATTACGTGGAGATGTAACACCACCCACCACTAATGCTTCTGCTCTAATAGGGGATTACATAAACAGACATGCACAAAATATTCTAGTAGTAAATGATAGCGCAGATTTACGTTCCCAGATGCCCGCACTTCCTTTATTAGAACCTAAAGGAGAACTCCTTATCCGTTATGAGCCAGATACTAAGAAAATGTTTTTGGCTGCCAACGCTTTTAAAAATGATTGTGTAAAATATCAGGCCAATTATAAAGATACTCTTAAACAACTTTCTTCTAAAGGATATTTCATAGGCACACTTAACAAACGTTTAGCCAAAGGAATGAAAATTGTTTCCCCTGGTGTGCATACTTTAATGTTTGATTGTTCAGGCCCTGAATTTTCAATGGATGGCATTGTGTTGCCTGGGACTACCAATGAGAGTGGAGAAAGTTAGTTACAATATAAACTGGAGAGCCTTTAAGCGTGGGACTTCCTTTTTTATTCCCTGCTTAGATTGTCGCAAAGCCAAGAAAACTATTTTAACCACGATCACCCGATTGAAATACAAAGTTGTAACCAAAGTGGTTATTGAAGAAGGGGTAAGAGGTTTACGGGTGTGGCGGATTTAGTTATTATCTGTCTCAAATAACCCAGCAAATGGATTGTCTTCCATTTTTTCTTTCCAAACCTCTGCTATACGCTCTGCATCCCAACCAGCATGAAGATCAGGAGTAATCTGTCCCAAACGTGCTGCTCTTGAGGTTATAGATGCTATTATCTGATCGTGAGTAAGAGGATAAACATGTCCATACCGACTGTCATAATTTTTTAATATTCTATTTTGTTCAGCAATAACTTCCTTCATTCTTTCTGCATTATCTTCATAATTTAATTTTGTTAATTCTTGATATAAATCCCAATACGTATCCGTAACCTGGGCTCTTTCGTCACTCACCTTATAGCTTAATTCCTGAAGCTGATACAGTTCTTCACGCATACTGGCTATTTCAGTAGCAGAGAAATTTACTGCCAATGCCACCTGTTCATTAAGTTGAAAATATTCTGCACTAAGATCAATCTCATTGGCATATCGTTTCAGTGTTTTTTGTGCGGTTGTTCCTTCAGGGAAACCTCCTGCCGGTGCATCTTCACGGGTTAAGATTCCATCACGACTATATTCTATTGATTTAACTGGGCCTTTAAGTAAAGCGGGTAAGAAAGGTCTTATCCCGTCTACAAAATTACCACGAGCCAAATCAACAATACCAACTCCTGTCTCCATCAGTACTGCCCCAGGTGCCCCCAAATACCAATCATATATTAACGCTTCTATTCCCGCATTTAGGGTACTGGGTTCTACGTCTGGGTCTTGCAACGCTCTCAGGAAACTGTCTGGTATACGCTCACGCAACCCCATTCCGTCTAGTCTAAGCGAAGCCGACCAGTTCCATCCAGTTAACGCAGAAATTGGCCCTTTCTTCATACTCAGTACTAATAAATCAGCAGCGTCAGGAGACAACCCCATTAGTTCTGCAATCGCGCTGTTTTCTCCAAAATAGGCTGGTAAAAATTCTGCGTTAAACCAGTACTCCAGGTTTACGTTTCCCATCGGGTTACCACTACCTGCCGTGTCCCATTCACGAATTTTTTCCCTGTAATCTTCATCTTCTTCATCAGGTTTAAACAGCCCTCTCATAACTTCAGCTAAAGAGAACGCCCATTTTCTTCCCCACAACCCATTGGTTCCGGCAAACATAAAAGTCATAAGCTGGATTCCAAAAAATACCTGTAGAGCCTGAATGCGTGTTTTGTTAGGTAATCCAAACAGTATCCCTTTAAAAAGTTTAGCCATTCTATAGTAGGCCTGGAAAGTGTAGGTCATAAACTGAGTCATCAACCGCCGTATGGGTTTTTTCATCCAACGTGGTTTACTTTGCCGTTTATAATCAAACAACATTGTCTCATCTAAATCCTTAGCTTCATTAACAGCTATTTCATAAGCTTCCCCATCAGTTTTACCTGCTTTTTTATTCTTGTTAAAACTTAGTTCAAAAGAAGACATAAACATTACTTCGCGGGTAAGTCTTTCTGAGTTCCTAAAAAAACTTGTAGTAAAATTCATGGCAATGCGTGGGCCAGCCTTAATCCCTCTTCTATTGTCCGTAGGAGTACTGGCTTGCCCATACACGTCAGCCGCCATAGTATCTCCATACACATTCCACACATCCCCTTGCTGCCATGCCCGTTCTAATATGGTTCGCATACGAGCGTTACTAGCCTGTTGAATGGCTGGACTGTTTTCCATTGAAGGCATTGTCCACACTATTTCCACGTCACCATCAATGTTTGTTTTCTGTTCTTTTATTCCAAGACTATTCCACAACTGCGCGTTTTTCATCATCATAGCTAGAGTAGCTTTAGTACCAAAACGATGAGCTAATTCCGAAGAACCAAATATTACAAGTTGAGTTGGATTAATCAAGGCAGATTTAATACTCGTTAACAATGACCAAAAAGTAAAGGCAGTTACCATAGATGCTAAAGTATCCATAACACCACTATCTGGATTTATTTGTACTTCATCCTTTCCACGCGCTTCCAGTTCTGCAATAAATACTTCCAGCTTTCCTTTTTCAACGCTGTCATCCACAGTTTCACGTAACTGGGTTCTGGCTGCCTCAACAGCTTCCCGAAGTTTAGGAGCATGTTCTAAGCGATTGGTTTGGTTTATTACTGCTATGGCATTACTAACAAAAGTACGCAACGCATCTTCACTAAAGCCAATGGTTTCTTTTCGTTTTATAAAACTTGTGCGGCTATCCCCCTCCGGCAATAGCTTAAGATATAAATCCTCAATCTCCTCTTTTAAATCAGCCAGTACCTTTTTTGTAGTTCCTTTAGGTGGAGTATCAGGAAACAACTCCATAACTTTCTTTATAATAGCGCTGGGATTATTATCAAGGTGGTTTTTAAATTCATTAACCCCCTTTCCCTGGCTTATTTCATAACTGTCCGGGTTATCAGAATCCTGTAACTCCTCTATAGTAGCGTTGTCTCCAAAAGCACCTGTACTATCTTCTACTAATATGGCAGGTAAAATAGTGTCTTTATAAGTATT